TTCTTACACGCATATCCACTTCTCTTGGATAACCATCGAAAACGCTACTCATCATCTGCCCCCTTCTTACAAGTACAGGCATCAAATAACATCTGTTTGAGCTTTGAACGCTGAAGGTTAGCCTCATTTGAGTATTGAGAATGATATGGGCAATTAGGGTCTGACATTCACTCATCCTCCCAAGGTATTGCTGTTGCACCATATCGTGGGCAGAACGCCTTGACCCTGCACCATGGCTCACAAATGTATGGAACAGCACCTAACGGCTTCAATAGAAAGCTATCTCCGTTATAGCTACCGTCATACCCTTGATGTGATTTGATTAAATCGCTAATGTCCTTTTTCATTAGAGCTATTTCTGGTGACTTTACGGTTTCAATGACTCTAAACACACGGTCATCGTATTCTTCAAACAAACCACCTGTATGATCCCACCCCCAGTATGATGTATTTACGCCTTTCAACTTGGGATGGTCGCAGATAGTAAGAAGATAGACATAGAACGCCATCTCCTTACGCATTGATTCCCATTTGCTTTTCTTATCCTTGAATACACCCGTTTTCAATTCATGAAGATGAATAGCTCCATCCTCATCCATGAACATCCTATCTATTATCCCGGTAAGATGTACCTTTTGACCGTCTATCTCAACCAAAGCATTCAATGTAATTTCATTACCGACTGGTTTGAAATATTCAGGGTTGCTAACCATGAATCTCTTAGCTTCAGCGACAAAGAGCTTGTCGAGATGTTCTTGCTCTCCTAGCTCAAAGACACCCCTCTTAGGACTGGAATTAGGTATGAATGTTCGAAAGTGCTTGAGGACTTTTTCATAGCCGTGCTTCTTTAGAGCAACGGCATCTTCAATATCAAGGTCGTTGTAAAAGTCCTCAGTAGCATCATGCACATTACTTCCCCGTATCATAGCTTCAGTTTCTGGTTCTTTGACACCAAGAACCCGCTTGATGAAGTATTGTTGTTGGCAGAAGCTGTAATCGCCTACTGATGACTTAGACATTCTGAGTATAACATTCTCCGGCATACCGGGATGATATTGGTAGCTGGATTCTAAATCAGGATGACCCGGCACAGGATATGATCGTGCAGGTCTGATTTCCATTCCTCTCACTCCGATGAATCCTTTACATCATCGGGGTGTGAAAACGAACCATCTCTTAATCCCGGCCAACCATACCATGCTGAACCTGCGGGATCTCTTCTGAATATCTTGACCCTGCCTGTTGCATACAAGCTCGCTCTATTCTCAACAAGAGTAGCAAAGGACTCACTAACGCCTGTTAGCTTACCTGTCGCATCTCTTTCTTGAACCACTTCACCGACTACTAATTGTTGCAGCTTACCTTCTGTTCCGTCTAACCAAGCAGGTACTTCGCCACCTACAACGACATTACCATCGCCATCGTAGTTTTTCTTCATGTGAGTTAGAAGATAGACATGAACGCCTCTTCGAGATAACTCTTGAAGTGCCGTAATAGCTGAATAGTATCTCACCTTTCTGATGTTCCAATTGAATCTACCTGAGCCAAGAAGCTCTTTGTGAGGCTTACCCGATACAGATATTCCATCAACACCTAATCCCAAATCCTCAACCTTCATGAGGGTTTCACAGATGTTTAACCATTGGTCTGCACCGTCAAAAACTACGGTCTTGAGATAAGGACTGGGCATACGGCCATGCTGTCTAAAGTATTCATTCTGCTTATCTGCCATTTCTATCTGCGCTCTTAGAATATCCATGACCTTCTGATATGTTGCAGGGAAATCGTAAGGTATTCTGCTTGTACTGTCGGGGTCAATAACCCAAGGGTCTAGCACAACAATGTTAGCCGAGCCACCATGATGAGCTGACTTGGTTGTTTCACCCGCAGTATCAAAATCATGTAAATGAACCTCAGCACCATTGGCTTTTTCTTCATCAGTCAATGAATCAAGAGCCGAACCAGTCTTACCCGATTTGGGTGGTGCAGCCCAACCAACAAACACAGGTGGCTTGTTAGATAGGTGTGCTATGTTTCTCGCACCTTTGATTTGATTCCATGCAGGGTTGCTACTGTGAGTCATCCAATTCTTCTGGGCCTGTGCAGGTTTAGTCTGCTTAACTACAACAGGTTCTGGATCAGCTTTGGCGATTTGCGGAGCTACAGGTGGCGTAGGTGTTGATGCACCTGTGGCCTTCTTGTATTCCTCTTCAAGAGCTTCCATCTCATCCAACATCTCATCAGGCATACCATCCTTTAGCTCGGATACGAAATCATTCGTAGGAGCTTCTGGTACATTACCCTCAAACCCCGAAGGGAGATTGAAGGACTGGGTAGGTGTTTTTGATGGCTTCTTCTCAATTGCACCCTTTTCTGAGCTGGTATCAATCGGTTCAAAACTCTCAAAGAATCCTGTTCCACTCACGGCAAGCCACTCCACTTGTCGTCTGAGTTACCAAATCCATCAAATTGGGCAACATCGTTAGTGTCGGCAGGTGGGGGCGGAGATACGATTGAGCGTAGCGGTAGTGCATACACATTCAATCCATCCATGTTGTAGTTAATATCCCCAGAATCACGGCTAATCCATGTCCTTGTTTGAACAACGCACCATACCCTTGAGCCTTGTTGGTAGTCATGCCAACCATCATCCTTCTTTACCTTGTGAGCGTGATGGTCATTTACATGAGTAGCATTGAGATTTACCCATACGCCTGAGTTAGATGGATCTTCCCTTCTCAAGCTTTGATTGGTCAGAACGATAGGATGCCTTGCACCGCCTTCTGCATACTCATCAGGCTTACCGTCAGAATTGATGTAATCCACTTCACCCATTACGGCAAATATTGGGCCGATTTCTCCACCATTATTCATAGTGATTTTATTCTCGGCTGAATCGTGATAATTCATGTAGTCCTCAAGGGGGCATACAGGAATGAATTGAGCTATGTATTGGTCGGGTTGGAACATAGCGTTAGCCTTAGACAACGCTTCTTCTGGAACCCAATCAAGACCGTAGTTAGGGTCAAGGTTGCGAGCTTCTAAGATTCTCTCTTCTGTACCCCATGATGTTGCTTCTTCTGCTCTAAAGCTAATTGGAACATTCATCACCAGCTTGACATTTGCTGCATCAAAAGCACACTCCAATATGACTGGAGCCTGTGGGCCTTCGGATAGAAACTTGTCAATGGTATTACCGGAGAACACCCATCGTGCCTTCCAAAGATATGCAATCTTTGGCTTACGATCTTGCTTCAATAGACAAATGTTAGCCACACCACTATTGATTGGTATAACCCAATTCGGGGGGTTCTCTTGCGTTCCCGGTTCAGTATGCAATCTGTTATCAGTCGCATCAACGGCAACCCAATTGCCGTTATCGAAATAAACACGGCCAATAGGGATATTCTTATCGTTATTCACGATACCATATTTGAGAACATTATCCATATTGATTTCAGCTGCATCAATAGCGTTCTGCCTTTGCCTTCTCATGTTGTCTTGTCTGCCTAAGTATCCGATAATCATACCAACTTGTGTTTCACCTGAGCCACTACCGCCACCTGCTCTCCTTGCTGATGCTGCGTAGTATTGCTTGAATACATCCAATTTGTCATCCTTATCCCAGTTATCCAATGTTTCGCCCTGTGCGACCCATAAATCCGATAGAGCTGACTTCAGCCATTCTGTAAATGCCGATTCAACCTCATCCTTAGACAATCCTCTTTCCTTTGCTGTTGCTTTCAATTCCTGTGCGTATGTCATTCTCTTCACTCCAATTACTGTTCGGGGAATCTTCGGATAATCATACAATACTTAACATCTCACACCAAGAAGCTGTTCTAAGCGGGATATTGTAGCTACAACTTCATCATGCGTTGTTGGCTGTGTAATTTCTCCATTAGTAACTCTAACCATTTCTATACCATAAGAAGTAGGAGATAAATCCTCAAGACCATCTATGGCCTCAAGAAGTAATGATATTTCATCGGGTTTAGAATACGATCCTCTTGCTTCTACACCGATGTTATGCAAAGCTCGAAGAATGCTTTCGTTAGTCCTATTGAACCATAATTCGGGTCTGATTATGTATCCGCAGCTAATCTCTTTGGTTATCTGACACTTAACTCCCCCACGAAGGTTGGTCGCCATCACAATCAAATCTTTGATTTCTGGTGTTAGCTCCATCCTATTTCCTCCACACCTATTACATCTGAGATACCCGATGATGGACTTCCTTTCACTATACTGCCTGATATGTATGGGCCGTAATCACCCCATCCCGCAGCATCAACAGCTACCTCAACAAAGCATGGAACATCAACTCGAATGTTCTCTCCATCTTGCATCTTGTAAGCAGATTCTATGTGCCTCTTGATGTATTTTGTAGCTTCAGCATTTGATTCTAGCTCGCCAAGAGGATAGTACCCTAATCCATCTCTTGCAGATACAGTCCAGACAGGATAAGGTGCAGATCCTGTCTGAAGCTGAACCACCTTACCATTAGTCACTCTCAAAACTCTTGGCTTTTTCTCAGCTCTAATCAGAACCAACTCATCGGATGTATTCTCATAAGACAATATCCCCCTCGCATTTCTTAGGACTACCGGGTTCTTTTCAGATAACTCAACAACCGATAATGGATCATCTAATTCAGTAAGAACCTTGATTGCCCATCGTGCTATTGTTTCTTTCACCCACTTCCTACGAGATTCAAATGACATTTTCGTATCATCGGGCGTGAGCCAATCAACAACCAACAACGGATTATCTCTCATCTCAGCATAATCGCACAGGTAAATCCCGTTTGGTATGTTAGCACCCTGCGCCCAACCTCTCAATGTAGTGGGGGCTTCCGGCAACTCGCCACCCGATGCCGTGAATCCCAAACATTGGTTGTCATTGATATGTATAGTTACCCACGCACCTTCAGCATTTTCAACAAAACATTTGGTGAATTGGATTGAGGCGGGGTCATCAACAAAGGTCGGAGATGGAATCACCAAAGGCCAACCGTTTCTGGGCCTAATTACTTCATACTCAAAAGCCCCACCCGATAACAACATGGCCGTTTTCTTCAAACCAGTTAGGTTGATTGATGAACGGATATGATGGAATCTCTCTCCATTAGCCTTAGCAAGCCCAGAAATAATATCACGCCTCTTTGCAGGGCCACCCCTAACACTTAACCTATGCAAAAACACCTTCATATCTCGACTGTTGAGCTTGAAGAATAATGGATGAAGAAGCTTAGACCTTGTTTCATTGTCTATGTTCGGTTTCAATATGCCTTCTATGCGTGTGTAAGCAGATAACATAGACATATCCGTAACTTCGCTTTCACAAAGCTGACTGAGCAACACCAATGGATCTGGACTATCCTCAACCTCAGATGGGAATGCACCAGTCAGCAGGTAATACATCTCACGAAAATCCTCATCGGACAATCTAAACTCAGAAGCTGGAGAATAGAAGAAAAAGGCCACAGGCCATTGATTGCTTGATGCAGCGATTAAATTGTTAGCAATTAAATCTGAACGGTTTCGAGCTTTAGTCAAGACTCTCCATGTTTCTGCGATAGCTCGGTATGATAGCATCGTAATCACCAATAATCAGACAGTCTAATCTGCCCCAATCTAAATCCACTTGCGATAGATGCGACTCTATTTGGAATTAAAGCTGCAAACTCTTCATTCAATTCGCAGATAACTGCATTTCTATTGTGTAGTATTGCGACACCTGCTGTTGTTCCCGAACCCCCAAACGGATCCAAAACAACTGAAGAAATGACTGGATGTTCATCAAGAGGCATATCGCTCTTGTATATCTGCTTAATCTTGATTCTATCTTTTGTTTTGTTTTCTATGATTCTCTTCTTTACATCACTTGCAGGTTGAGCCATTGAAGATTCGTAATCCTTCTGATTATCTCCAAAGTACTCTCCCTTTGTAGTAACGCCCCATGTCGTTTTAGCCACCTGTGCAGGTGTCATCTCAGCAGGGATTACTACTTCTTCCATCACTAACTCACCAAAGCATTCACAACTTGGTTGCCAATCATTTCCTATTCTTGTATATGGTGAGCCACATTCGCCACAGCAACCGTGAGCTGATGTTGAAGCTAACACGCACGGTTCAATCAGCTCTGGTGGAAATACTGCGAAGTGTGCGCCTTTGTATGGCTTGGTAGTAACAGTCCATACTGAACGCTTGTTTCTACCACTACCATTTGATACCCATTCATCACCACCAATCCCACCAGATACTGCTTGATGGTCTGCACCACCCTGCCTACTTCTGAAGCTATTGCCTGAACGACCACCACCATCTCTTTCTTTGATTGCTACATGATCGTAGTAATACTTCTTGTTCTTAGTGAGTAGGAATATGTATTCATGGGATTTAGTAGGTCTATCTCTAACACTCTCAGGCATGGGATTAGGTTTGTTCCAAATAACATCTGAACGCAGATACCAACCATCAGCTCGTAATGCGAAAGCAAGCATCCAAGGTATTCCAATCAAGTCCTTCGGTTTGATTTCATGATGAGTCCTATCTGTTGGCCTTGTCTTACCCTTACCACCTGTTGCATTATGATGAGCTTTGTTCAGACTGTCGGTTCTCGCAGCTTGGACTTCTGCATCTTTCATACCACTACGACCTTTACCGCCCCAGTATGAATCACCTATGTTCAGCCATAAGCTACCTGTTGGCTTCAGCTTCTTTCTTACCAGTCTAAACACTTCAACCAAGTTTTCTATGAATTGCTCAGGCGTATCTTCCAAACCTATTTGCTCATCAATTCGTGTAGCACCACACTTGACACAATTTCCTGTTGAAAGAGATTTTTTGTTGCTACCTCGCCCGCCTTTGTCAATGAAGTTTCTATTGTTGCCCAATGTCTTACCCTCATGCTCGCAGTTAGGGTCGCCCCCTTCCCATTCAGCCGTTCCGTAATCTCGAAGGCCATAGTAAGGCGGAGATGTTATGCAAGTATCAATGGACTCATCCTCTAATTCATGTAATGAATCAAGGCAGTTACCTAATAGCAACCTGTAGCTCACTCAGACCCCCCCTAAGAAATCAAGAAGTGATGGTTGTTTGATTCTCTTCATGGTCAAATCCTCAGTTATTTCGTATTCGCCCGAATGAGCTATCCTTGCCCGTGCGATTTTCACATAATTCTCATCCATCTCTATACCTATGAAGCTGAATCCTTCCAAGTTTGCAGCTATCCCGGTTGTTCCACTACCCATGAATGGATCAAGGACTATTCCGTGTTTAGGAGTCACAAGCCTACACAAATATTTCATGAGATCTACAGGTTTTACCGTGGGATGGGTATTCTTTCTCAGAATACTGCCTCTATTACGGGGATTATCAGAACCGACTTTGGTTACATCTTCTCTATCAGTCACATTCTCAGCTTCAAAATCATCCAACCCTGCTTCTTTCTCTTTGCCCGATGGTTTGGCACAATAGAAGAATCGAGATGCACCGCCTTCATCACCTATCTGGAATGTATGTCTTTCTTGTTGAACACCATAGGTATTGAATTGCCCGCCTTTAGCTATTGAATCCATATCTCCTGATTTCAAATGCCCACTTTGCTCGTCAAGAATCTCGCCAGCTTCCTTATCCATGATTACATTCGCAGGGAAGCGACCACTTTCATGAGCTTCAGTTTCAGCTCCTTCTGATTCGCCCCAATGACCTTTCACCGATTTACGATTGGTATTCTTTGCATGATCTTCGCCCGCATTTATTCTGCAACCATCAATGTTTATCCCACCCGTTCCATGCTCAAGCACATTCTCGGCCACACTTCCTATCAATGGCTTACGAGCTACTACAACAGGCTCATGAGCTGGTTTGAGAGCTGTCCCCCAACCTTCCCATTCTTTCGCTTTGGGTGATGTGGCTTTAGTAATATCAAAACTACCTTTGAAGCCGATTGTGTTTTCATTACCGGACACAAACTCCCCCGAACCCCCCGCAATACCATTTTTCGACTTGGCAATAATTTCTCTATTGGCGGATTTTACTTTCTCTTGATATGGTTTTAACTCGGGCCATTGATCCACTATCTTTTGGAACACATCATCATTTGGTAGTATGGTTCTATCTTTTCTTCCTTCCATCCACGAATAATTTGTTGAGCCATTACAAAACAATTGATCTGCTTCTGTTTTAGTCATCCCCCTACTTTCTCTCGCTTGTTTCAATTTGTCTGCAATCTCTTGAGCTAGATCATTATTTCCGCCCCTCTTATCCAACGCCTTTCCGACATTAAGCGACTTCGGGAATCCACTACCATAAATCCACATGATTTGGTCACGAATCTCAAACCCTGCATCCTCAACATTGACAGCTAACCTATGATATGTCCTTGAACCTGCAAATGCGAGAAGATGACCTCCGGGCTTGAGAACCCTAAGAGCTTCCTTCCAGATTTCAACTGAAGGCACATCATAATCCCATTGTTTGCCCATGAAGCTGAGTCCGTATGGTGGATCGGTCACAATTGAATCAACAGAATTATCCGCCATTTCCTTCATCGCTACTAAACAATCATTACAGATTAGCTGACTTGATACCATACATTTTCACCTCAAAAGTCAAAGATAGATTTCTGCTCAACACGCACAGGCTCTTGTCTATCCTCAAGGCCATCTAAGATACCATCAACAGCTTCGATACCCATAGCAATCCATCTCATGACTGGAACAGCCATTGAATTGCCGAGAGCTTTGTATCTCACACCATCAGGGCATTCCTCAGCAGGTTTGCCCCGCCATGGTATCTGCGTGTAGTTATCGGGGAATCCCTGCAATCTCTCACATTCAATAGGTGTCAATCGCCTAACTACATGATGTGATTGCGTAGATACAATTGTTTCAACATCTTTTGATGCGTGAGCCGTGAGAACGCCCGCTTTATCATCATTATTTTCAGAATAAGACCCATGACTACTTCGAGAAAATGTTGATTCGTTTTCTGCGACTAATGGTACATTACCTCTATCTGCATTTGCAGCTAATGTAGGAGCTACATCCTCAAGCTCATCGTGTCTTGAGGTCATAAAATGATTATCGAAAAGCTTCCGTTCCTCACTTTGGAATACTGAATGATTACCTGCCGTATCCAATGTAGGGCATGGGTCGCCTTCCTTACCTATGCCAAGACCATTCTGAGCTTTGGTTCTCGTAGTCTTGTCATGAATAGGGATTGCTGATGTTTCTGATACCAATGGAAGGTTGTTGCCCCCTGTTCCAGCTCTTGCTGTGATAGTAGGGCTTACATCAACCTCAGATACTCTTGAGTCTGTTCCATGATTCTCATACACCTTCTGGGTTATGCCCATGAAATTGCCCTTATCGGGCATGGTTTGGTCTATGGATCGTGTAGTCAAGGTGCTTGTCTTGTCTGTTCCATCCCAAAACTCACCGACTTGAGTATGAGAAAAACCAATCATTCCTCTTCCGTCTGACCGTTTTGAGTCCTCTCTTTCAATGCCCTTTCCAATAAAGGAGGCAAGACTTTGCCCCGCCTCTTCGCCCGGCGGAGGATTCCCGAACAAGCTCTCTCGCTCAAATAATACCGAGAAGGGACTTCGCCAATCTCCTGAAGAATGTCCGACAACGAAGAGTCGCCTCCGTCTTTGGGGGACTCCGAAATACTGAGAGTCCAAAACTCGGTAGGCGAACCCATACCCGCATTTTGCCACTTCCCCAAGGAAGGCCGCAAAATCCCTTCCTCCGTCAGACGACAGTAATCCGGGGACATTTTCAAAGATGAACCACGCTGGTTTAATTGCCTTAACAGCCCCAAGGAAGTGGAGAGCCAAGTTACCCCTTGGGTCATCCATTCCAAGTCGCTTACCCGCAACGGAGAAGGATTGGCATGGGCTTCCTCCGACAACGAGATCTGCTTTTCCTTCGTACTCACTCCAATCCACCTTCGTTACATCGCCTCTATCCGGCACATCGGGGTAGTGATGTGCAAGAACCCCTTTTGGAAACTTATCAAAGTCGCTGAATGCAACAGGCTTCCAACCAAGCTCATGCCAAGCAACCGTAGCCGCTTCAATACCGCTAAACATACTGACATATCTAATCTCACTCTTCCTCATTCATCCACCCCGATACCAAGCCGTCATACAGGGGTTCAACATCATCGTAATTATCTCCACCACATACCTTGATGATTATCTCTTTGCATTCGGGTTTCTTCCACCATGCACCTTCTTTACCAGCTCTCCATACAGTTAGTGGCCTACCAAGTATTTGTAATGCAATATCATTCATATCAGATATTGAGATAGGGTTGCCCGATATTGATAATACAATATAGCAACAATCAAAACATAGACTGGTGGGTGTTCTACCTGCTAATCTTCTGGTCTTATTCCATAGCTCGCAAGATAAATCCGCAATACCTGTGTAATGTTCTTCGGGAGCTGTTGCATCACACACCCTGTTGATAATTGATTCATGGAAATCAATAAACTCATCAATGCTATTCCACTTCATCCCATTCTCCCCCGTCTGGATCCCAAGCTGAATCATCCTCTATCAAATCAATAAGAGCATCACGGAGCTTGCGAGCTTCAGCACGATTCAGAAACATACCTATCTTTGTGTATCCAGTATGCCCTGTTTGACTAGGCATAACCCTGTTCATCCTTAGATTGAGGACTCTATCACCATAAGCATTGGATGTGACTATGTGCAGCTCTTGGCCGACATGACATGATGCCTCTATGACCTCATGCACCTTGCTTTGGTAATCGTGTTGCTTCCTCATTCTTCCTCATTCCTACTTGCTCTATTCTTCTTTAGTTTGGTAGCGGTGTCATCAATGACGACCCAATGCCCTACCCAGTCCTTGCTAAATCCCTTCTCTCCGCAACAAGGGCAGTTTTGATTCTCCATTTTGAAATAATATTTACCCGGTTCGAAAGGTTCAGCCCTAATGATAGCACCACAGTTAGCCTCACAAACAGCTACATCGCCAATCCTATCATCCGGCCATTCTTCTACGGTTTCTCCAGACCAATCAAAAGCTCTCTCTATGTTAGTAATTATGTGCCAATTGAGAATGGTTGCAGCTTGTATGACCCAATCATGAGTATCAAATGCAGTATTACCAAAGGCATCAGGCGTTGGTCTTGAGAAGTATAGCTCGGTCAATGTCAAGCTCTCATCGGTTGTTTTGGTATATATTCCAACATTAGGTAATTGCCATTTACCCCCGACTCTCAATGACGACCATAGACGATCACACCAAGCTAACTGCTCATTACTAATTTCTGCATCCTCACTCATTGAACACCCACCTCCTACAAACTGGGCATTGAATCGTGGGTCTGTATTCTTTATTCAGAATGTCAAACTTAGGTGGATAATGGGTCATATACATTGTTCGGCCCTGCGGGTCACGACAATTATTGGGGCATACAACATCAGTCATCATATCAGCCTCAATATAGCACCACATAATCTACAATCACTTTCGGTCAAAGGAAGATTCGCAAACTTTGTGTCGCACGAATCGCAATAAGCATCGGTCATACTTTGCCCTCCAGCTCATCATCGGATAGTAATGCGATTTCCTTCAACATCTTACGGCTACGAAGCAAACCCAGTTTCTTGTTAGACTCAGCTCTTTCTGATTCGTAATGATTTAGCCAAGCTTCAGCTTCTTTGAGGCGTGTATCAAGGTTGTTCAATCCCATCGCTTTCTCGATTCCAACAAGGTCTTGATACTCACTACTTCCAAGTAATGCCCCTCTTTCAGATCGCAGGTCATGTATGATTTCCAACCATGGCTTTGATAGTGTGCGATAACGCCTTTCAATGTTATACGCCCTAATTCTTACATCGGTCATTGAAGCTACCCCATCAGTATATCATTCTTAACATCTCACGATGAATAGGCCATTCAAGCCCAATCTTCCGAGAGGTTCATGTTATCACGGGTTTCTATTGAATCGCCCTTAGAATGACAGGCTAAGCATTGAGCTTCACCTATGAAGAAAGGTCTGATACTAGATGAACCACACCATCCACATCTTGTGCCGGGATAGAAACTGTGTGTTTTCTGGTCGTATATCCCGTCATCATATCTTGGTGGGAAGCTGTCTATTCTGATATGGTTATGATCGCCCTCATCATGTACTAATTCCCAACCAGATAGGTTTGCAGACTTCTTGATTTCCTCAGTCATTTCATGGTCAAAGGGCAATCTCATCAAGCTCTTTTGCTCGACTAAATCAACAAAACCCAATTCACCATACTGATTGATGGCTACAAATA